AAAGTATTTATTATTTGCTACTTTTACATTGGGGAAACAATGCATGAACATTACCAATCTGGATATGACCATTCAGTTGACACCTTATTTTTCTTTCGATTTTTCAAAATTCTTTTGACTGTGCATATCTTACATTCATAAGAATACCCAGATGGAAAGTTTCTTTTGTTTTTACGAATTAGGTAAAACTCATTTACTAAATCTTTTGTTTCCCCACAAACTCTACATTTTCTTTCCTGAAAGAGTAAATGTTCAAGAGTAAAACCAAACTCTTCGTTCTTATCCATCAAAGTATAAAGATTGTTTGTGATCCATCTTTGTTATCTATGATAGTTATTTTTCTTTTTGGAAATGATTTTGATAATAATCTTTTCAATTTAGCATGCTTAAATGGATTCTTCATCACCGATACTCCCACATATAAGATCTATCACCATACTCATCAACATGCCAAGTATCTCCCTCAGAATCAACAAAACTACCGTCATCCAACCCATCAGATATAAAACCAAAAGGTGCCATATCTTGTTCAATTTGATTCTTCTGTTCTTCGTATAATCTTTTTCTTACGTCTTGATCTGTAAGTTCTTTAAAATAATCTTGTGCAACTAACCATGCGTATATTACAAGGCACATTGCCAAATCATCATTACATCCTTCTTCAGCCTCAAATGAATTACTTTTTGATATGAATGTAGTGAGTTCAGATATTATATTGTAATCTTTAAATAAAAGTTTATTTTCCTCTATCATAGTCTTGAGGTTCAATGCACCAACTTTTTTGACTGTCTTTGACATCTTAACTCCAAGTTGAGTTTTCTTTCCACTAAATCCCTGTCCTACAATTTGACCAGCACGACCTCTCATGGAGCACATTAGTAAATTTTCATATTCTAAATCAAAATTTAATATTGATGCTATTTGGTCTCCAATATCATTTACTTCACATAGGATAAAGGATTGATTATAATTTGTTGCTACTTCATATATGATATTTGGAAATAACATTGGTTTGATTTCGTTGTTTCGATATTTAGCTACAACTTTATGTGGAAACTCAGTAATATCAGTCAAAACAAATGCAGAATAATCTTCACCAACTCCTCGTGCAACATCAACCGTCATTAAGTAATCATGATCTTTTTCTGGAGGAATGTAAATATCTAATCCTGCATTTTGTTGTATTGGATTTTCATAAACTAAAGATTTAAGTTTACTTGGTGCAATTAAAGTATCAATAGATCCTAAGAACTCACACTCAAACTCAATTTTAAATTGCTGTTCTGATGTGTTTGCTATCGTTTGTTTTTTCCACTTTGCATTTCTACCTGGTACTTCAGACCAGTGAACATCAGTCGGTGTATATTCATTCTTCCCTCTTTCTGCATCATGCCACAATCGGTAGAAATGATTCATACCGTGTGGAGTAGAAACTATGATGACTTTGGTTTTTTTACCAGAAGTGATAG